CCGTAGCCGTTATTGAGCGCATAGCGACACGTGGGGTAATCGTGGAAGTCGGCAAGATTGATGCCATACGGCTCAAGCGAGCCGACGTCCTGATATGCGGTGGCGTAATTGCCCGATCCCGAGGCGAAGCCGACGACTTCGGGGATGTTGTTCGTTGCGGCAGCCTGAGAGTTCGTCGCCTGAAGCGAGCGAACGGCTTGCGGCCACGTGCCGGAGATTGAGCCATTTGCGTCGGGCTCGTTGTAATTCTGGACCGCGTTCTGACATCCGGCTGGGAGCGGGTTGCTTGCGTCGGGCGTGCCGCTAATGAAGTGGCCGCCCGCAGCGCAGAATGGAGTCACGTAATTTGCGATATTGGATGCGCCAAACGCGCCGTCGCGAACTTGGCGGATGCCGAGGGTATTCAGACCCGCGATTAGCGCAGCGGCATTGCTGTACTGCCCATAGATCGCGTGCGTGTTAACGCCCATCGCGCCGGTCCACTCGCGTGCGCGCGATGGCTGGACGCAGTTCGCCGTGCAAGCGATTGTCGAGACCGGGGTCCCGACCGGAGCTGGGGTCGGGTACGGCACGACCGTGTCGACGGGGATCGGGGTGACAACGGGCTGCGGGCTATCGGCGACACCCGAGGGGGGCGGCGGCTGGACCGCGGCGGACCAGCAGACCCATTTCGTGGACGAGTTCGTCAGCAACGCGATCGAGAGCCCCGGCACCGCTTGATTTGCGGTCGTGGTGTCGGTCGCGTAATGGAACCCGTACTGCTCGGCCGAGTAGGCGCCGCTCGCGCCATCCGAGACGTAGCCAGTCGGAACGGTCGGTGACTGGTTGCCCGCGCCGTTCGTGCCGCCATCGATCGCGATCCCGTAGACAATGACCGAGCCGATGCGCGGCGCCGTGACGGCGGGGCACGAGACCGTCGCCGCATTGCCGGTATTCGACGCTTCTGCTGCGACCGGGAATTGCGAGTCGGCTCCCGTGAACGAATAGATATAGCCGTCGTTGGAACCGCCCTGAGACGCGGTGGAGTTCGTCTCGGTCGCTTCACCGGTTGAGACGTGCCAGCCGATTCCCTCGACGACCGAGAAGGCCGCGTCCGTCGCGACTTGCGCGAAGTTTGTGATGAGCGACGGGCCGTAATTGTAGTAATCGGTGAACCCGACGTCCACTTGTCCAGTAACCGGAGGCGGGGTCGGGGCCCACGTGACCGTGTACGCCCCGGCGGTCGTGTATCCGCTGCTGACCTTTTGGATCGCGACGGGAGGCGGATTCGTCCCGACCGGAGCGGCCGTTGGCGTGGGCGAGGCGGGCGGCGCGGTCGGCGTGACCGTCGGAGCCTGCGTCGGTACCGGAGTAGCGGTCGGGGCGGTGGTGGGAGCAACCGTCGGGGCAGCCGTCGGCGCGACCGTAGGTGTCGCGGTCGGGGCTGCCGTGGCCGTAGGGGCCTGAGTCGGCGTCTGCGTCGCTACGGGCGAGGGAGCGGGCGTGGCGGGACTATGCGTGGGCGCCGAGGTCGGAGTCGCGGTCGGGGCGGGGCTCGCCGTCGGAGGAGCATTCGGAGCCGGGGTCGCGGTCGAGCCGGGCGCGCCCGTGAGGACGATCAGGACCTGGACAATGCTCGAATCGGAGCCCGACGAGGACTGCAGGGCGAAGCCGCCCTGGGTCGGGCCCGAGAGCGTGACGTTCGCGTTATCGTTGATCGCGCTGTAGAGGACGACTGGCTGCGAGCCAAACGGCCCGTAGCCGACGAAGCGGCCATTCGCGCCGAGCTGGACGTCGGCGGCCGAGCAATTTGTGAGGATTGAGCCGCTCTGGAGCGGGATGAGCTGCGAGCCGCACGACTGCGGGGCTGGGGTCGGGGACGGGGTCGGCGCGATCGTCGGGACCGGGCTTGCGGTCGGGGTCGGGCTCGCGGTAGGAGCCTGGGTCGGTGACGGCGTGGAGCCGGTCGGGACGGCGGTCGGGACGGCCGTCGGCGCGCTCGTCGGAGCCGCGGTCACGATCGGGGTCGGGCTCGCGGTCGCGGAGCTCGTCGGAGCGGGTGTCGGTGTCGACCCGCAAGCCGTGCGCGTGAAACCGCGTTGCTGCTGCCGCGAGAGGCTCTCCCACGATGTTTCCGAGATGATCGTGCCGGCCGGGAAGCCGGGCACCAGCCCGATCGAGACGTACTGGTAGCACGACGCGCTCTGCGCGCTCGCAACCGAGCCGGGGATCGAGATCCCGCCCACGATCGCGGGCGTGCCGCTGAACGTGAGCGCAAGGGTGATGACTGCGGCGAGAACTCGGCGGACCAAGCGCATCTGGGCGTCCTCTCGGGAACGAAAAAGCCCCGCCGGGAAGGCGAGGCGTAAAGGGCGAGACCGATGCGCGGTGATCCGCGCGGAGTAGGCTAGTGGACCGGCCGGTACACTACGGGCAGCATCACGATGCCAGCGGCTCTGGGAAGCGGATGACCGTGGCTATCGCGCGCCCCGATTGTGGCTTGGCCCGCGTCGAGATGCGTCACGATGAAGCGCGCGTCGTTGCTGACGTTTTGCGGGGAACCGACAATAAGTGGGACCGACGCGAACGGAAACCTCGCGCTGCCGTGCATGGCGTAGCGGACGATCCATCGGCAACGCATGGCCGGCGGGACCTGCGCGCATGAGACGAACTCGCCGGACGTCTGCGGGGAAGCGGCGCGATCAGGCATCGCGAGCATTTTTGGCGCGCTCTGGGGCTTCGAGCTCGCGCAAGCGCTAAGCGCCAGGACCGCAAGCGCGGCGATCGTGCGGCGCATCCTTACGTCCCGCGGCAGACGGTCGAGAACGTCGCGCCGCCATTCGTCGCTGAGCCAAAAAAGAGCGTCGAGCCCGAGCTCGCGCCGGCGAGATAGACGCCCCCGCCGTTCCCCGCCGGGCCGCTGAACGGCTGCGCGTTCTGGACCGTACTCGCGGGGTCGCACGAGAACGTGAGGTTCGATGCGAACGTCGCGCTGCCGCTGAGGTTGACCGTCGCGCAATAGTAGTTCGACGTGACGCCGCAATTTGATTGGCTGCTCGCGGTCGTGCCCGTGACGTAGACCTCGTGCCACGTATTGCTGACCGCAGCCCCGCTCGCGTTGAAGACCGGCGCGACAGGGGCCGTTTTGCTGTAGATCGTCCCGACCGACTGAACGCCTTGCGCGATCAAGCTGCCCGTCACGCCCAAGTCGCCGTTCTGATTCATGCACGCTTTGTAGCCGACGTTCGACTGCGCGATCCCGAGCAACGTGCATTGGATTCCCTGCACCGTCGTGCCCGCGCCCGGCTGCGCGATCCGGAACCCGTTGTTGCCGTTCGAGAGCCCGACGTAGGCGGTCGTGGGGTCGTTCGCTTGCAGGATGTAGGTCGGGGACGTGACCTGGCTCGAGAACGAGCCGCTCCCGATGCTGATCGATGAGCCCGAGTTGCCGACGACATTGCCGCTGATCGTCAGATTGTGCGTGACGTTGAATGCGTCGGCGGCAACGGTTCCGGCGTACGTCGCGTTGCCCGATGCGTCGATGTGCCCGATCTGGGTCAGCGTGCCGTTGGACGCGACGTTGAAGTACCGGAAACCGTATGTCGAACTGGTCGGCACGCTGAGATTGAAGCCGGGGCCAGGTGCCGCGTCATTTGCGATCGTCGGAAACGTCGGGCTCGGGGCGCCATTGGCTGCGAGAATCAAGGACGCGATCGAGAGCCCGGTTGTGGCCGGGACGTTGCTCAGGTTCGCGTTCGCGTAATCGCCGTGCGGGAGGTTGAATCCACCGCTCGCGTTAGCGGGCACGAAGCCGTAGAACTGGTTTGTCGTCGACAGCGTGACGTTCGATTGAGCGAGCGATGTTTGACCGTTCGCGACGAAGACGCTGGCAACGGGAACCCACCCGGCATCGGCCGCCGGAGCGACCGGAATCGCCGTCGTGGCGGAGCCGGATTCGATCTGGCACGCGACAAAGTCGTTCCGATCGCGATTCGCCGTCTGCGAAATGGTCGTGTTCGGCGCCGTCTCGAAGAGCTCGGTTTGCGGGGTCGCGTCGACCGTCTGAACTTGGCACTCGATGAGATCCGCAATCGACTGACCCGTCGAGGTCGGGGCCGTGAACGGTCCGAGCGCGATCGTTGGTGTCGAGAGCGCGCCTTGCACGAAGATCTGCGTCGGATCGGCCGAGAGCTGGGTCGCGCCGGACCCGTAGACGTTCACGTCATCCTGCTGGAACTGATAGACCGAGCCGCGCGTATTCGGCGCCGACGGACCAACTTGCACGAAAAGGCCGGTCGACGGCGTGACGGCGATATGGGAAAACGCGCCGTTCGTCGAGCCGAACATATCGTAGATGAGCTGGCCGAACCCGAGCCGCACGTCGCGCTGACTCTGGATGACCCATCCCGACGACAGGTTCATCCCGTAGTAATCGTTGATGCGGTTGAGCGCGCTCGCCGGAGCGGATCCGATGAGCGCCGCGAGGGCAACAAAAAAAGACGCCCGTAGCGCCGATGCGATTCTCAATGGGAATCCTCTCTTGTGCGCTACGCGCCGCGGTTGTCGGCGTAGACGGGCTGGTAGCCGCCGGCCTTGACGAGCTGCACCATGTCGTCGAGCCCGCCGCTCGGGGCCCCGATCACACGCGCCGGATTATTCCGATTCGCATACACGAGCTCGACGCAGAGCTGATTCGCGACAAGCCCGACCTGCGCGCTTCGCGTCGGATCACTCTGCAGATCGAACGTCAAGATCGTCGGCACCACATCGGGCAACGTCCCGACGTCTTGGCCGCCCTGGATGTCCTGCGCCCCGAGCACGTCTTGCGCGAAATCGAGACCACCCGATCCGCCGGTCGCGGTTGGCTCAAAATCTTGCTGGCCGGCGATGTCCTGCGCGCCTTGAATGTCTTGCGCGGACGCGGTTGGGGCCGCGAGCGACCCGACCGACGCGAGCCACGCCTCGGCCACGAGCGCGATCGCGGCGAGCGTGCAGCGTGGCGACGAGATCAACGCCGTAATTCTAGTAACGAAGAACGGATCGAGCTCGCCCGAGAACCGGATAAGATAGAGGCCGAGATAACGACGCGCCCAAGCGTCGACTTGCGTTCCCGTGCATGACCCGAGCCGGATACTTGCGAGCAGGATGCGGGTCTGGAGATCGATCGACGTGAGCGCGACACCGAGCCAGCGCGCGAGCAAGTCGACATTCGCCGGTGCATCTGCGAAACGGGCGTGCGGCCACTCGCGGCGCTGCAAATGAGCCCATCCGTTTCGGTCCTTCGAGGGGCTCTCGAACGTGGGGCACGGGACCGTTGTCATCGATCCGTCCGCGTTCGGCGCGAACTCGATTGGGAGCGCCGGCGCGCGGCCGGGTTGACCCGAGAACGCGGCAATGTAGGTCTGGCCGGGCGTGATCGGGAGCGAGCAGCCGCCCGCAACGTCAGTCGTGGCCGATGCGAGTAGCGTCGAGGCGAGGATCGGGGTACCGGCTTGCCAGACGCGCAGGATAATGCCCGGCGAGAGCGCGCAGCCGTCGACGTCGGTGAACGCGATCCGGACCGCCATCGCGCTACTCCTGCGTCACGGAGACGCCGCTCACGACCGCGATCGTGCCGTAGGGCACCGGGATCGAGGCGTAGCCGCCGTTGAGCAGCAAGTCATCAACGGCCGCGATCCCGGGCACGAGTTGATTGCCGAGCGCGTCACGACCCGTGAGCGCGTTGTAGGCACCCGAGATCTTGACGAAGTTCGACTGGATATTGCCGGGCTTCTGAATCGGCGTCATCCCGACGCTGTTGACGTACGCGGTCAAGGCAGCCGTAGCGGCCGGCTGCAACGTCGCCCACGGGACCGTGCCGTCGGGCCGGATGAACGCCGTGATCTGGACCGAGAGCTGCGCGGGCGCATACACGGCGAACTGCATCCCGCCGGACCGGATTGCGTCAACGGCCGCGTATGCAACCGCAAGCTGGGCCGGGGTTGACGCACCGCCAAGCGGCGCGACGAAGATGCTCTCCCACCCGAGCAGCGTCGCGCCCGTCTGGGTCAAGCAGTCGCCGACGCTCACGAGGAGGCCAGTCGCCGCGGCGGCGGTGTAGGAGGCAAGCGGGGTGCCGGTCAGCCCACCCGCAATTTGAATCTTGAAGCGCGAACGAACGCTCGCGTCCGATTCTGCATCGGTCCCGTTCGTGAAAGCCGCCGGGTTCGTGACGGATTGAAATGGCGGCGCGCCCGACTGACCGAGACCCGAGACGATCGTCGCGACGGTGTTGGGAAGCGTGTTGCCGATCGAGCCCGCGCTCGTGCACGAGACCGTCGCCATGATCTCGGTCGTGTTAGCCGGGAACACGTAACCGCTCGGGCCCTCGTTGCCGTCCGACACAAGCACGTACTGCAACTGATCGGGCGAGCGAGAGAAGACGGTCCCGAATGGGATCGTGACCGGGACCGAGGCCGCGCTCGCGAGCGATAGCGAGACGAGTCCCGTCGCGGCATTGCCGCCAGCTCGGAAGATGCCGTACGGGGCAACGAGCTGGTCGAGGTCCGCGCCCGTCGCGCTATCGACGTCCACGACACCGGCCACGTAGCCGACCTCGCTTTGAACCGCGAACGCGCCAAATGCGGCAGCATCGAAGATCGCGCCGAGTTGGGAGAGGTCGTCTGTGCTCCAGGGCGTGATCCCGTATGCGACGCAGTCGGCCTGGTACTGCTGCACCATCGCGGCAACGATCTGTTGGCGCGTAAGAAATCCTGGCAGCGGCATCGCGCCTGCTTTCTCGAATCGCCTACGAAGCGTTCAGGGATACTGAAGCGTAACGACGAACCCGGTGACCGTCGTGAAGCCGACGATGAACGCCAGCGGGTCAACGCTCGTGAACGTGACGGTCGGGGCTGGCTGGGCGACAACGTCATCCATTGTCGCGAGGCCAGCGAGTACACGGTCACGGATCTCGCTCGCGGCGACCTGCGGATCAAGGCTGTCGACGAGTCGCTGCAACCCGACGCCGACTGTTGGGTGAAACGCATCGTCGGGCGCGTAGTAGCGACCAGTCGACGAGTCGTACGACCCGGGGGACTGGCTTAGCAGAACGCTAATCCGCTGCTTCGTCGCGAGCGGGGCGCGAGGCGCGTCAACGACGCCCACGATATCGCCAGTGAGTGGGTCGAACGAGATGTCGCCGCCGACCGGGCAGAGCATCTCGACTCGTGTCGCGGCGGCCATGCGCTACTCCTCGGATTCGCTGACGGAGCTTCCCTGAGCGGTCACGCCCGCGAGTCGTGGAGGCGGAACGCCTGGGCCGCCCTGGACACTCGCGGCGAGCGTGGCAAGGCCCGTTTGCGCCGATGCGAGCACGCCGTTAACCGCCGCTTGCAGATACGACTCTGTCACGATCGCGTCGGAGGACGAGAGCCCGTCCATCCCGATCTCGATCGTCTTCGACGCGCCCTTGAAGATGATAACCAGCGGGCCGAGCTTGAGCGTCAGCGTGTTCGCGTTGTCGTCGACCGTGAGGCCGTTTCCGGCAGTCGTCAGGACCGAGAGGAGCGCACCCGCGAGCACCCGCGTCGCAGCTTTCCCGTCGCCTTGATTCGCGTCATTCGTTTGCCGGATGTACGCATCGATCGGGCCCGGCGTCCCGAGTTTCTGGTATGCCTGCCGATGAACGAGGTGATTCTCGCCCGCGAGCGCGCCTGGCGAGTCATCCGTGCCGTGCTCAAGGATTGCTCGGTCTCCGGATGCGCCGCGCACGACGAGCACGCGCTCGCCGCCACGCGGACCGCTCTGAAAACCATTTGCGGGCGTGAGAAGCTGAATTCGCCGCCATACCATCGGCTGCGCGGCCGAGTCACCATCGTCGACCTGCGCGAGCGACTCAAGATCGACAACGTCAACCACGCCTTCGCTCGGATCATAGGTGCCCCGTAGCACGACCCCGTCGAGCCCCATCTCGTGGCCGCGATCGTGTAGCACCTGCGCCACGATCGTCTTCACGGACGAGACGTATCGGCCGAAGTTCATGCTCAGAGACCCGATTGAGGAAGCTCGTGATTGACGGCCTCGACCGTGATCGCCCAGCCATCCGAATCGCCCGCCGGATCGTCGCCTTGCGGCGTCGACATCCGGTGCTTGATGCTCTGGGCGCGATAGCGCTTCGGCGGCGCGACGCCCGACAGCACGATCGGCCCAGGCGAGCCGCTCGCACCGCCACTCGTCACGTCGCGTTCGCTCGACGTGCTGTTGAATGCCGTCCACGGCACGTTCTCGACGTCGAATACCGCCCCACGCCTCAGCGCCGCGACCGTCAACGGCGTCGCCGTTACCTCGAACGTGATCTGGTATTCGGCTCGCGAGAGTTGATTCCAGAACGTGAGTCGGCGCGCGTTCGCGTACGCAAGATCCACATAGGGAATGCGGAGGATATAGTGCTCTTTCCCGTCGTCGTGCGAAAACCCGGCGGAGCCGGTTTGCTGCACGCCACCCGACGACGTCGAGGTATTCGACGACGTGTTACCCTTCGAATCGATGCTAAACGAAGATGAGCCGTTCCCGCCGAAGATCGGGTGCGAGAACGTATCGACGTTCTTAACCGTCGTGACAGGTTTCCCGTTGACAGTTTTGGTCCGGTGGTGACTCGCGCTGCGACGCTTCGGATTCGAGACCCGGACGTCGACCTTGATGTTCTTGTTATACTGCGGTGAGTGCTTGCCGCTGAACGAGTTGAAGTCGCGCCCGAAGAGGAGCGTGATTGAGGGCGCCGGGTTGTCATCCGTCGCGACGTAGTAGAGCGTCATGCCGTCGCCATACAGGCGAGCGCCATCTGCCTCAGCGCAACTCTGCAACACATCCCAGACGCGCGCGTCACGCAGCCCGACAACGAGCTCCTTGCCGAACACCTGGGCCATCGTAGCCGCGTTCGCGTCCAGTCCGTCGCCGATCACAACCTGGAAGCCGTAGCGCGTCCCAACCGCGCGAACGAAGTCGGTCGATCGCTGGCCCGAAGCCGTCGTGGTGATTTTGGCAGCGGTCAAGATCGAAATGAACGACCGAGCCGAGAACGTCACCTCGCCTGCGAGCCAATTCGGCTCCCAGTTGTCGATGACGCCAAGAAAGACTTGCTCGAGCTCGCTGATGTTCGCCGGCGCGACCGCATCAGGGTCGGCCGGGAAACCGGCGCGAATCTCAATCGGGACCGACCCGTCCTGCGCGAGCGAGTCGGCGAGTTGGACGCTCCAATCGGGCATATCGGCCAGCGCGACCGTGACCGTCGCGGTATCGGTCTCGCCATGCGCGTAGAGCTCGACGCCTTGATCGATCGGCTCGACCGCGTACCCGTTGATGATCGCGAGCCAGCGCGGCGCGTAGTGCTCGTCGCCACCGTAGAATTTGAGCGGGCCCTGCTCGGTGAAGTCCTCGAACTGGATGCGTCGGTGCGCGGAGGCCGTGACGTGGCCGATGATCGGAAGATTCGAGTCCGTCATGCCGTCGTCCCGACGCCGCTGATCGGCGGCAAGATGAGGCGCTTCTGGGAACCGCGATCGAGAAAGAGCGACGCGAGCCCGTTCGCCTTCGCGATCGCGGTCGCGGAAATCGTCGGCTCGAGACCGGGGTAGTATTGCGCCCCGAGCTTGAGCAACGAAGTCGAGGCTCCGTCGACGAGCACCGACGACGGCGACTGGCCGCGCGTGATATTGGCCGCGAGGACGCGCAGCGCTGAAAGATGCGACGTTGCGGGCAAGACAGCGGCGGAGAGCGCCGGTAGTTTGCCGAGATACGCTTGCGCACGGCCGATCGCCGTCGTGATCGTGGTAAGGGCCGACCCCGAGTTCGCCGATCCCGACGCGACGGGCCCGATCGACGCGACCGCCGCATCGATGTCACTCTGCGAGACGAGCGAACCGCTCGCGCCCGGGTCGACCGACAAGATCTCGCCATAGCTGCTCGACGCGCTACTGAGATTTGACGCCACGGCCGAGTCGACGCTTGCAGCCGGCGATTTTGCCGTCGAGCTGAGGTCTGACTGGACGCTCACCGCAATGTGGTACAGCGCGTGGAACGCCTGATACCACGTGACGACGAAGTCCAAGACGATGACGCGGTACGTCTTGATGCGGCCGGGCTTCCGCCAAGTCAGTGTCGTCGCTTGCTGCGAATTCGCGAGTGCCTCGAGGATCGCGATTTGCGAGTCGGCATTTTCGAAGAACTCGCCGTCCCAGGCAACGTCCTTTGGATGCGACCCGAGCGTTTGGGTCCGGACGCGGCCACCGATCGCGATCTTCTTGACCACGATGGGCGTGACGCCGAACGCGATCTCGCTCGGAGCCTCGTCGATCGCAAACGTGCAGCCGCCGATCGTCAGCGGGTCGTCGCCCGCTCCGGAAGTCGCCGTCGCAGAGGCCAAGAGAATCGAGGGAACCGCGACCAAGACGACCCCCTCGCTAAATTATGCCGTTGCCGCGACGGCCTCGCCCGGATAGAACTGCAGGCCGCACGCACGGCAGGCTGATCGCACGCTATTCGGCGCCGCCTCGAGCGCCGCGCGCTTCATCGCCATGCGGCGAGGCAGCATCGCGAGCGACCATAGGCCAAAGATCGATAGCCACGCGCCGAGCGTCACGACCGACAGGACGATCACGATCAAGGCGTCTCGCCCGGCTGCCTTCTTGAACCGATACCACGCCAGCAAGTCAGGGTCGCGACTCAGAAAGTCGAGCTGATGGTCGAGCATCCCGCTCCCACATCGAAGGCACTGGTCTGGGACCTCAACGGGCGACATCCCGAATCCAAACGCTTGATACGACATGGCGCGAGTATACCGCGCGTCCAACTCGTATGCGCGTTTAGTGCGCGGGAACGAGAAGAGAAGATCCAAGCCGCGGCCCCGTCGCGCTGCCGCGGTTTGAGCCGGAACCCGATGCCGCCGCATTCGAAGAGCCGTTCCAGAAACGGTCCAGGATGTCGATCGTCTGCTCGGCGTGCTGCTGCGGTGTGCCCTTCGGCAGATTCAGATTCACGGTCGTCGGCCCGCGGGAGCTGCTCGCGACGGGAATCGTCTGAAGCGGTGTCGCGGCCCCGCGGTTGCGCGCGTTCCGAGGGTCGTAGCTCATCGCGCTCGGGTCATTCGGGCCGCCCCGACCCGCTGCCATTGCTCCCGCACCCAACGAGTCGAAGAACGAATTCCCTGCGTTCTTCTTCATCGCAGCGGCAAGCTGCGCATCCAGTCCGGAGCTGAACTTCGAATTGTCGAAAAGTAGATCTTTCCAGTGCGACTGTGCGTACGCGAGCGCGGTTCCAGCAGCCGACATCAGTCCCTTGATCGCGGCGGAAAGCCATTGCCCAATCGTCCCGAACGCGTAGCCGATCGTATAGCCAATCCCGGCCTTATTCTTCTCCCACCAGATCCGGACTTGCTTGACCATGTCAAGCCCGCCGCCCCCAAATAGGAGCTTGAATGCTTCGCGAAAAGCCTCAAGGGCGACGAGCACTTCCGGAATTCCGGTCTCAAGCCCAAGAATCCCGATCGTGACCCGCGGGAGCCACTTGGCCGCGAGATCGCCGATCATTCCGCCAAAGCGGCCAAGCGGCCCCCCGAGCTTTCCGAGTGAGTGCTCGACGACTTCGAACAGGTTGGCTCGAACGGCCCCGTGCTCACCGGCTCGGCGGATTCCAACACTGGCGCCGACCCCGACGCTATGCCGCGCCTCATGCTCGGCAATATGTGCGAAGATCCGCAGGCCGCCCAGCACCTGGGCGAGCTTCACGACGCCAAGACCGGCACCGACTGTCAGCGCGCCGGTCGCGACGGCCGATTCGCGCGGGTGCGTCGAGAGAAACGTTGCCGCCCCGCCAGTCGCGCTCGATAGCATCGAGACGAAATGCGTAAGCGGCGCGATCAGCGGGCCAGCGAGGATTGCCGAGAGCGTTGCGAAGTTCGTTGCCAGGAGCTGCGACTGATGGTTTAGCGACGACATCAGCCGCACTTGAGCCGTCTGGAGATCGGGAATACGGGCGAGCGTCGCCGTCACGGCCTTGCCCTGCGCAATCCCGGTGTCGCTCGAGAATGCGCCCGCGATTAGCGAAGCGTTCGTGCTGAACGCGCCCGACAGAAGTTGGCCGTATTCACGTCCGCGCCCCTTGCCGAATTGATGGCGCGTTTGGTTAAGCGCTGCGAACAGAGCCTCGGGATCGAAGTTTCCAGCCCGATCGATGAAGCGCGAGTTCCCGTGCGCATCGAGCAATCCGAGCCCGGCTTGCGCCGCGTACATCTTGTCACTCGACGGCGAGCGCAGGTTCCGAAGCATCATGTTCAGACCGGTGCCCGACTTACCGCTCCCGTAGCCGAGACGATCGGCGCGCGCCGCCAGCTTGAGCACTTCTTCGGGCGCGACACCCGCCTGCACGAACGACGAGCCGAAATACTTGATCTGGGTCTGCATCGTTTTCAGCGAGTCGGGCATGTCGTTGCTGATCTTGTATTCGGTATTCATGAACGGCGCGAGTTGTGCAGCCGTCCGAAGATTGAGCATGTGCGAGAGCGCAGCCATCTGGGCCGCCGATTGCTCGAACGGGACGTGATTCTTGCCGAGAAACTGCGTATCGGCGAACTGCGCGATCGGCATCGCGAGTTGGGCCATGTCGCGCGGGTTGTTGAGCCCCGACGTCGCCATCGTGCGCAGCAGGTTCATCGAGTCGGTCACCGACTGGGCGGTGTTCATCGACATCCGCATCGCAATCGGCAAGAGATTCTTCTGGACGTAGCCGTCCGGGAGCACCTTCCCCTCGCCCATCGCGAGCCCGGTCTGGATCATCGAGTCTTGAAGGTTCGCGCGCTCCTTCGTCCCGATCGCGAGCGTAGCAAGCGACACTAGGCCGCCGACGCCAGCAGCGCTGCCGGCGAACCGCATCGCTCCGCCACCAGCCGTTGCGGCCGCGCCCGCTCCAGCCGCACTCGCGGCACCAGTCCGATTCACCGTTCGAAGGCTAACCGAAGCGGTACGGGCGGCGGCCGTGACGCCTTCGAGTCGCGCAATCACACCAGTGAACGCGGTATCTGCTTCTGCCGCGAAAGCGGTTGTGGACGCGCCCATCGATTCGACCGACGCATCATACTTACTAGCCGCACGCTCGGCCTCAGTCGACATCGCGCCGAGTTTAGCCCCGATGGCCTCAAAAGCGACCGCGATTCGATCCGCCATTGGGAGAATCGATTCAAGTACGGTTCGGACCTGAGAACCGACGCGGCTAAATGCCGCGAGTGCCTCTGAGGCCCCCGCGGTCGACTTCTCGAGCGCCTCAATGGCCTCGGCCGCTTGAGCCGAATACTTCGCGATTGCGCCGAGCTCGCGCTGGGCGTTCGACTTGAAAAGGTACTCTGCGCCAATCAGGTAGCCGTCAGCCATAAAGGGCGGCTCCTTTCGATCGTCGCGCGATCTCACGTGCTATGCTCGGTCGGTGAGCGCGAGCGCGGCGTGCAGTACCTAACCCTGTTCGGACTCGGAATCTGGCTCGCGGTTTCGCTTCAGCGACCATCGAAGCCACCGCGAAGTCGCATCCGGGGCATCTTCCGCCGAGCAGCGACACGAGCGCGCCGTCGCAATCAGTAGCGAACTTGCGACGCGGCGGCGGTCTCGGCCGCTGCAAGGAACCGCACGAGCGGCTGAACGTCGCCACGCGCGAGCGCCTGAACGGTCAGGTACATTATGCGCTGGACGACAGGCGTGATCTCCTGGATTCCGATCCAGATCGCCGGCCGCGGGGGCAGATTGTGCGGCGCGTAGCCGTACTCAAGCCAGACCATCCGCTCGTCGTTCGTCGCGACCACGAACCCGCCATCCCGCATCGCGAGTTCGAGCGAATTGCGGAGCTCGCCGGAGCGGAAAAGCGGGTCATTTTCGGAGTAACCGAGTCGGGCACGCTCGGTCTGGGTCGCCGCCGCAAGCGGCGCGAGCTTCGAGACGTCGCCGAAGACGTTGGTGATGCTCGCAAGAACGAGCCGTCCGATCGCCTCTCGGGTGAGCGCCTCGGTCACAAGTGACGCGAGCCAGACTCGCCGGGAGTGCTCGGCATAGCGCCGCGCCGACATCGAGATGATCGGCATCGGCTACCTCGCTCTCGACCGTCGTGGTCGATCGTTCGGGGTGTCGTTTCCGCCCTCGCCCTTGATCTCGACGAGAACGGACTTCACGAGCTGCGGCTCGGGTCGTCTCACCCAGCGGGAGTGTTTGAAGTCCCAACGGCCTTGGCGCGCTTCCCCGACCGCGATCGAAAGCGCCTCGGTCTCGCTGTCCGTCATCGCCATCGTCTCGTCATACGTGAGCCGCACGACATCGAGCGCTACGAGGTTGGCGACTCCTCGGTAGGCGCCGACGAGTTTTTTAGGTTCGCGGCCTCCGCGTTGAACGCGCGCCCGTACGCTCCAAGCAACTCGTCGAGTTCATTTGCCGTAAGGCGCTGTAGCCGCTCGTCGAGCAGCAGCATACTCGTGGCCGGTGGAAGCGGATGCCCGTCGATCGCCTGCATCGCCATCCCCATCCGGTAGTAGGCCATCTCGATCAGATTCGTCGACTCGAGGATCTTCGCGACCCGCATTGACTCAAGCCCGTTGAGCTCGACGAACGAGATCTCGCGCCCGCTGCTCTCGCACACATGCGTCGAGACGGATCGGCCGTGCGCGGCCGCATGGGGCGCAGGTGCCTTGGCCGGCACTATAGTGAGAACCCGTTCGTCACAAGCTGGTTGTCCTCGTCAACGCAGTCCATCGCCTCGAACTCGAACGCGATCTCGATGTCGCTGTTCGGGGCCCACTCGCCGGTCGTCGTGATATTGAGGGTCGCCTGGATGAACGAGAAGTTGTCGATCGATCCATCGATGATATTACGCGTGATGGTCGCGATTGTGAACATCGGCTCGTCGCCATTTGCACGGAAGCGCGCGTCCTTCGCGAGCTGAAAGCGCTCGATCGCACCGTTGTTCCGGCCGTACGTGAACTCGCCGTGCCACCCCATCGGGATCGTCCGGTTTTTCCGGAGCCCACGTGTCGTGATCGTTCGACGCTCGCGCTTCTCACGGTCCGGAACGGCGGTGAACCGCATGAAGTCGGGCCCGAAATCGTACTGCACACCCTGGTCATCCGTAATGATGATCGCGCGGTCCGTGAAGATGTTGATCTTGCCGTTTTGCGTAGCGGCACCTGTGGGCAGCGGAAATCCCATAACGACCTACCTTTGAGAGACGAGGCGAAGAGTTAAAGGAAGCTGCCCGTGAGCGTGCCGCTCGCGTCGACCGAGTTGACGATGCGGCGGATCGTCTTGAGAAACGCGAGCTGCGACGTCGCGAACATCTCGCCCACGTCGGTCGTGGCCGGCTGGTTGTTCGACGCGCCGAGCGTGACTTTATAACCGCTGATGCGTCGCGCGCGCTTGAGGTTGCCGTAAGCCGTCTCGAGCGCTTTCTTGGCCTGCGCGCGCGTCCCGATCGTATCTTCATCGGCATCGTCGCCTTGAAGCGCTTCGAGATACGGCTGAAGCACCGCAAAGCCGAGCAGCATGATGAAGTTGCTCATCCGAACAAAGTTCGCTTGGCCGGTCGCGTCCTGGGCGCCACTCGCGTTGTTGCCATTCGCCATGACGAACTGCCCCGAGACCTGCTTCCAGTAGGTCGTCCCCGAGAGGCTGAGCTGGCTCGCCTCGCTGACGTTTGGCGACGTGCCGTCCTCGACCGAAAGGATCAGCGTGGCCGCGACCTTGTTCGCGAACGACTCTTCGGGCGCGCGAGATGCTTGCATGGCACACGAGAAGCCCATCGACGAGACGAGTCGCACCTGACCCATGATCCGGTCGAAGATGTTGACGAACTTCTTGACCGTAATCATGTCGGACTGCAACATCGCGTTCGCGGTCTTGGTCGCGATGAGATTGGTCGTTGTGGTGAATGCCGGAAAGGCGTAGATCCCCATCGCGAGGTTCGCTTTCGCGAATGCCTCCTGCGATGGGAACGACGCCGGATCGGTCAGCCCGCAGACGCCGAATGTCGCGCCAGTGATATACTGCTGCGCCGCCGCGAGCCCGGACGTGGCACCCTGACTCGACGAGCCGAGCTGGATCGCGGTCGTGAGGCCGGACGCGCCGTCCGTGCCGCCAGAAGCGGTCTGAGGGGCGGCGGCAGGAGCGCCCGCGCCAGCACCCGACGCGATCCAGACCCAATACCTCGAAGGCCCGCGCGAGCCGCCGACGCCGGAGTTGACAGCCGCCGAAAGGTTGGCGAGGAACGCTGCCTTATTGTACCCGCCGCCAACGGTCGCGTAAGCGATGATCGAGGCGAACCGCTCGACCGATCCGTTTGCGATCGGAAGCGTCACGTCGTAGAGCGGATTCGTCGTCGTCGAAAGCAGGCTCGGAACCGTGACGTTCTGGCCGCTATTCCCGCGCGTTCCCTCACTGATGCCGATGTAGAACCCGAGCTGCGCGCCAGTCGTGTCGACCATCGGCATCTGGGCGGCCGTTTCGGTACCATCGCGTTGCGGGACGAGCACGATCGACGATAGGGCGAAGCCGGGATCCGCCGCGCACATCGCCTGCTCGAGCAACGGAGACCCGTACGGCTGACCGTTGACGAGCGGGTACGAGCCCCCGATTGCATCCCAAAGAGAGCCATCATCCGTGCCGCTGACGATCGGGACGTTCGCCTTCCCCCACGTCGCCGGTCCGTAGAGGACGACAGTCGAGGTCGTGATGTTGCCAACACTGCTCGATGCGACGGGAGCCTTGTAGCCGTAGACCCCGTCGGCGGCAGGGACGTTGTACGGCGAATCGAGGATGGATCCAAGAAAGGACATGCGCTATACCTCGCAGTGGCGCGCAGGTTGAAAGAGGCTCTACGCGAGAGCGATCGGCACAGGCATGCGCCAGCCAGCGAGAGCCGCCGGCGAGGTTACTACGGCTTCGGCGCCGCTCCGAGAACCGGTCCGTTGGGCACGCTTGCAATCGGCGGAGCGGCGACGCGCGCGACGGGCACATCCGAAACATCCGATTTCGGCGCTTCCGCAGGCTTCTTCATCTCGCCGGCGCGTACGACGTACTGCCGGAGATGCGGGTGCTCGTCCTCGAGCTTCTGCGCGGTCTCTTCGTCGAGCGTGTCGCCCTTGTAGAGCTTCTTGTCGCCGATCACGATGTGATCGTCTGCAATGACGTGGTACATGCTACGGCCCCCCGATGAGTTGCTCGTTGGTCGATTGACCCGAAGTTGCCGTCGCCGTGATGGCGACGATCGGCGTAAGCCGTAGCGGCACGACGAGGTCATATCTGGCGTTGAAAAAGAGATCGGCCCGCAGAAGCGAGTCGGTCTCGAGATTTTCGTTCGTCCGCCGCGGGCCCGAGACGTAGCGCGTCATGCAGAACGTCCCGTCGCCAAGTGGAAGCCAGACGTCCTCGGATTCGTCGGTCCCGATCGCGTTGACGATCGCCTCCGGCACGTTCGCACGCAACGCCTTGCTGCTCGTCCATAGGGTCATCTGGACTCGCTGGACGCGCTGGGCCTTGCGCCGTAACGCAGACGCTGCGAGAACCGGCTTAACGACCGTGGCGGCTGCTCCGCTCACGCCGATCGTCGTACCGTTCGCGGTGACCGAGAACGTAACGTCGGCGTCCATGACAGCGCTGAACTGCTGCGACACGCGAGCCGCAAGAGTCGCGAGCGTATCGGTCGCCGCGACCACGACGTAGCGATCGACCTCGACGCCCGCGGCGTTACGAACGATCACGTGAAGCGCGTTCCCGGCCACGATCACGCCGCCGAGCTCAAATGATGTCCTCGTGAGAGCCGTAACGGTCAAGCCGTTCGCCGCGGGTTTCGGGACGAGGCGTGCCGGACGAGTGGTTCGCGGCGATGGCCCGCTCGGCTCGACCGCCACGACATCGAGAACGTAGCCGCCACCGCGCGCAACGCTGCCGAGCTCGCCCGCATCGGTCCAGCCGTTCACCATCGGTGACGGAATCGGGGTCGTGATGTCGGCTGCCGTGACCGCATCGTAGGCAGCCGTAACGTGCGCGCTCAGGACCGCGTCGAGGCGAGTCATGGGGAATCAGCCATCAATTCCTCGCGCAAAGTTGGCGCATGTCGTCGTCAGTCGTCTTCGAGCAGCCAAGCTTTCGCCTTATCGACCATCATGTTCGCGTTCGCGACCGTAAGCGCACGGTCGCCGAAGAATCGAAGCTTCCCGGTATCGCCGTCGCGCGAGATCGCGAAAACTTGCGCGTCGTCGGGAAGAGCGCTAAGTCGCGCCATGAGATCCGCTCGCGACGCAACCCGCTCGAACGCGGCGTCGACCCGCTGCGCGAACGTCTTATCGTCATTGCTCACGGCGTCACGTTCCAATGTTAACAAGCAACATGATCGTCCCGAAGAATCCGCTGTAGCGCGTGGTCGCTTCGAGAACGAGGTATCGCTTCGACCCGACCGCGATCTCGTCGCGCTCTTGGATCGGTAGCGCTGGCGTGTAGCCGACAAACCGCGTCGCATCGCTTGAGGTCGGCTGCGCGTCTTCGCGAGACTGCCCCGTGCGACTTGTCGGCTCGATCCCAATCGGTACTTGGGCTGGCGTCGAGCCTGCCGGCTGGAAGGCGTAGGTCCCAGCGGTGAGCGTCAGGACATCCCCATCGGCCGTCGGGCCTTCCTCGACGTCCGCCTCCTCGTCCGAGACGATGTACGGGCCGGCGTTCGCTGTCGGCAGCGCCGAGGCCGCAGCTCGAGCGGGCGCGTCGACCGGCCGCGTGATCGTCGCGACCGACTCGGTCCGGACGAACAGTGCCTCGCGGGTCGGCCGGTGCTGGACGTACACGAAAGCCGCGCCGTCGAGCAGCGCGTTCGTCCCGTACTCCGACAGCACGTCCCCGAACTGCAGCCGCGTCCAATCGCAGTCGCCCTCGAAGATCACGAGCGAGAACGGCTCGTCCTCGATCACTTTCTTGCTGGTCGTCCGTTCAAGCACGACCGGAAAGCTCGATATAACGGGCGGCTGCGTCAAGATCGAACCGTTACTGCGTTGCGTAAGGCGGCGAACGTCGTAGCGCTGCCCGGTAATGCCGGCCGCGACCCCGCCTCCATAACCGATGATCCGATCGAGATAGGAAGTGTATGCCACGACGCTACCTCGACCGGACCTGAGTTCTTACGACGCCTTGGCGGCGGGCGGCGGGACAATCTTCGCGTCGGTCGCGGTCGCGGTCGCGGGCGGAGCCATCGGGGCCGGGGCCGGCTTCTTTACCGACCCAACTTCCTTTGCGCTCTCATCGGCATGCGCCTGACGGATCGCCTTCCAGTCAACATCCTCGGCGTCTTCGGGCTTCTTGGACTCCTCAATCTCGTAGTGGTCGAGGATCCCCTTCGCCACTGCGCGCGTGTAGCGGAGCTCCGACCGGAGCTTCGCATCCACGACCGGCTTCGGATGATGCTCCGAGGCCGCGTAGCCCATCTCGGCCCAGATGAATCGGCACGCGGAACTGATCGCGACGTGCTGCACCATCTGGTACATCGCCTCGGTCCCCTTCGCGCCAGTCGGCGGTAGCGCGTCAACGGAATCGCGCTTACCGAGCAGCGAATCGCACGCCTGGATCATCGCTTCGAGGACGGGCTTGCCGAAGTCGATATCGCCATCATAGACGCGATTCGCGCCCATGGCCGCAAGCGAGATTTCCTTGGAAACGGGTTCGATTTCGTTGGGCATGAGGCTTCCTTTCGCGCCGCGATGCGGCCGAGCGATTTGATATGCTCCCCGGCCTGAACGCCGGGGTTTCCGCCGCGACGCGGAACGATGATCTAAGCGATCGCGCCTCTACCGCGCCGACCACCCGAGAGAAACGTCGCCCCATTGGCGCCAAAGAAAAACTGCGCGAGCCGCAGGCGGTAAAAGTTGTAGACTTGCAGCCGCTTATCGGCCTCGTTTTGCGCGAACGCGACCTTCTGCACAGACGCAAGCTGCGCCACGTCAGAAGCCGACGCGATCTTCGACTCGAGGTAGTCACAGATCGGGACCAGCCCGTATACGGAGACCGGATTGCCGCTCGGTTCCTGGAACGCCTGAGAGACGGTCGGGAGTGTGCCTTGCGACGCGACGTAGGCTCCAAGGGCCGCAGGCGAAAGCGAGATATTGAACGCGACGGGAGTGAGGGCCTGAATCGTCAAGGATGCCTGCGACGCCGAGCGCAACCCGCCCGCTTCGTGCGGGCCAGCGGTCGCGACGTACGGCGAGCTCGTCATGTTGATGGCGAGCGCGAGATTCGTCGTGATCTGAAAGAGTGGCTCGATTGTTGTAAGGTCGTACGGCGTCGGGGCGTATGACCCGAGATCAATCGGCATCTCGGTGCCGCCGGTCATTGCCAACGCCGACACGCCGAGCGATGATCCGGCAAGGACCTGGCCCGTCAGCACGATCTCGGCGATCGGCAAGCCCGTCAATACCGACTCTTCCGACGGACTGAGATTGAGCAGCCGCTCGCTCAGCGCGCCGGGCTGCGAGTAATACGGGACCGACGGATCGTACGCCGCCAGCCCGTAGCTGAACGAATTGTTCGCGATCCCCATGACCGGGACGTTGAGGTGGCGCGAGATCGCGGTGATCATCGATTCCGATAACACGCGCCGCCCCTTCCGATCTTAGACGCGCGCCATCCGCGCGCCGGCCGTGTGCAACAGCCCAAGCGTATAGGGGTCCGAGACGACCGCGCCCTCGACGAGATGCAACGTACTTCCCGGACCCACAACCCCCGCGAAATTCGCCGACATCCGATGCGCGAAGGACGGGTCGAACGGCTGATCATCCGACGTCACTCTCGGGGCCGCCAGAGCCGCTGCGAGCTTCATCTTGAGATCATCGGTCTCGACCATCGCGTCTTCGAGCTTCTGACGCAGCACCGTGTTCTGCGACTGAAGGGCCGCCACTTCACCACCGACCAGAGTCGATGAGTCGAGTGGCGGCACGATCCCGCCGGGAGCCGGCTGCATAACCGCGTGCTCTCCGAAGGGATCGATTCCTTCAACCACGTTTCGGGGACGCCCCACTAGGCCGCAGACCCCATCTCGATGAGGACCTCGCGCTTGTAGCGCGAGTAGTCCGTCGACGGGATGACGAGGGGCGTCGAGGTGACGTCGGTCGCGACCGCGTGACCCATCTGCCACGACCACGTCTGGGTGACGACGGTCGCTTCGGGGTCGAGCGGCTGGCGGGTAACCATCTTGACGCCGTCGACGAGACGGATGTCCGTCGCGCCTGCGGGGCCGATGCTCCCCTCGTCGTCGAGATCGGCACCGGACGCGCGCTTCGCAGCGCGCTCGAACCCGAGCGACGGCGACTTCACGATGCAGCCCATCCCGCACACGAGCGCGTGACGCGCCACGACGTTAGACTGGCCCGGGATCGAGAAGACCGGGTTGTAGTTCGTCTCGACGAACTCCAACTCAAGCGCGCGGTTGGTCTGACCGCTCGTGAAGAACGACCCGACCTGACCCCACTGGCCTTGCGTGGCGGTCCGGAACCCGAGATCCTGTTCGAGGTCGGCCCAGAGCGCGGAGTCGATCATGCACGCGTACAGACCGTTCGGCATCTTCGGAACGCCGCGGAGCTTCAGCTTTGCCTTGGCCCGCGTCAGAATCGAGAGCGTGCCGAGGTCGGTGCCGGCGAGCTGCGCGCGCGAGAGCTTGCCGTTCGGGCGGATAACCGCCGAGCCATCACTCGCCACCAGCACGTCGCCAGCCGACATTGCGAGCGTCGCGCCCGATCCCGCCGGGAGCTGAAGGATGACGTTTCCCGAGCGATCGTAGGCGGTGCCGGAACCCGCACCGGTCGAGGTATTGGTCGCATCGGGCGTCACGCCAACGACCAGCACCGTGATCGACGTATTGAACGACGTGCCGGCCTGCTGGCTGATGATCGACGCGGCGAGCGGGTTCGCGGGGCTCGTCGGCTGCGGGACGCCAGGCGAGCCGCCAGCCGCGAGCGCGGCGGTGTAGGCCGTGTCGAACCCATTGATATTGTCAACGTGGACCGTCATGTTGCCGCCCGTCGCGACCACCGTTCCGGCCCCTAAGGCGAACGTGTTGCCCGAGTCGGCCGCCGAGTACAAGTACTGCGCGGCGCGCGAGTCACGCGATTGCGCGGCCTGACCCGCGAGTGCTTGCCAGTTCGAGACGAACTCCGACGCGATCTTGGCCTCGTCGAGCTCGAGGTCGAGCGTCATCATGCCACGGCGCTTGGCAATCGTGGTCGTGTACTGCTCATACGAGAGTTGCTGCGGCGTGATGCCGTTGTTGAGGTCCGTGTAGACCGTCGCGGTCGGGACCACGTCTGACGTGATGGGCGGGAGCAGCGCGCGGCGGGTGAGCGTTTTGCTCTCGCCCACGCGGGCTTCGATGGGATCGGTCTCGGCAAGCTTATCGAAGCCCAAGAGCGGTTCGAGCGCGTCCTGGATCTTGCGCTCGAGGAAACCCCGCTGAACGAGCACGTTCGCAAGGGGCGGAATGAACGACATTGACACTAATCCTCTGCGACCGCTGGTCGCGAAGTGCGAGTAGAGGACCCGTCAATGCGCCTGGCATGCTCCGGGTGAGTGCGCTCGCGCCGCCTGGGCCGAGATCGCGGGCGCCTCAACGATCAGCGCCATTGGAAAAGTTGAACCGGCCGGAGCGCGCTTGGCGCTGCGACGGCCGCATGAAACGGTGGAGATGTGTTACCTGCGGGTTGGAACTCCGCGCCCCGGGCCTCGCGGCTTCAGGCATCTCGCGATGGTTTGCCTACGCTGCGCTTGACATCGGGTCCCAGAAGCCAAGCCGATTCACCGCATACGATGAAATGATCGATTGAATGCACTGCTCGGCAAGCACCTCGGCTCCGACTACCAATTCTCGGTCGAACCGATCGGAACTCGATATCGCGGGATCAATCAGATACACGCCACGTCGAAAGCGGCCTGATGCGGCTGCAGCATTCCATGCAAGCAGTACAACGCCCAATTCGTTGATTCGAGCAGCAAATTCGGTTCCGTCCGGAACCGCGAACCCGAGGTCCCTGAAGCCATAGAACGCCGCCTTGGCCGACTCGTATTGAACCACTTTTGAGGGAACATCGCTAAAGCTGCTATACACTTAGTCCGGCTCCTCAGTAACGAGATAGACGCGCGTGCCAGGCGTCTCACAGAGCGAACACCCAACTGGCCCGCGTTCGAGCGGGCTATGCCACGCATACGGCTCGAGGTCAACGTCTCGGTGAACGACCATGATCTTCGAGTGACCGTCAACGACGGTCGGGACGAATTGATCAAAACGCGGGACGTCGAGGTCGTCACCCATAACTACTCGACCCGCCGATCCATCACCGCCGCGAACGCCCAAGCCCATACAGCGTCGTAGCCCGCCTGAGCAGCAAACTTGACAAACTCATCCGCATACGCTGAAGCCTGCTTGATCCGCGCGACCATTTCGTCGCCGATGTGAATTGGGGCGTATCGACGATCGATCTGAAGCTGAGCGTCTTGTAGGGCACGTGCTTTGCTGAGGTCCCGGGCTAATTCGAAGTCCTGCTTGTCGGGACGACGATCTTCGTTATCGCGCAGCTCGTAGTACGGCACATTGCTTGATCGGAGCGGAACCGCGTGCCGTGTCCCAAACAACTCGCTCGGCGTGGAGATCTCGTAGATGTCCCAGCACGCCTTATTCGTCTCGCCTTCACCAGTGACTTTATAGCGATAGACGGCCAGGTCACCAGGGTCTGATTCCTTCGCGTTCACGCCTACCACCGCTGCGAAGAAGACGAGCCCAACAGCTCTTTTTCTTTCGCCGCGAACTGCTCGGGCGTCAGGCTGCGCCAATCCGTCTTGTCGCCGATCGGATTTGGTTTCGGTAGCGGCGGCTTCGGATCGCTCGGTTTAGGCGGTGCGGGCGGCGGATCAGAAGCCGGCGCCGCGAACAGCTCCGGGTACTCTTCCTTCACGCCGCGCACGAATTTGATGACCTCGAGCTCGTCGACTGACCCATCGTCCTGAATCTTGAGCGCGCTCATGTCGAGGCGATCGAGAATCTTGACGTTCTTCAAGCCCGACGTGCGCGCGTGATCGCGAACCTCGTTGAAGACCTTAACGCGAGCGATCTCGGCTCGAGCGTCATCGCGCTCCCGCTCGACTACTTTGCGCTTGTCTTCTTCGCTTTTGGCGATATCCTGAAAGCGCTTCTCGTCTTCAGCCTTCTTGCGATCCTCGGCCTCGAACCGTTGCTTGAGCTCGTCACGCTCGGACGCGGCCGTCTTGGCACGGGTCCGGTAGTCAGCGTTCTGGCGACGTAGCGACTTCGCGTACTCGGCGAGTTCAGCGGCCGTTTTCTTCGATAGGTCGTCGTCGGGCGGATCGCTTGGCGGATCGGCGGGCTTCGGCGGATCTTTGGGCTTGAGATCAGCCGACGGCTGCGGCGGATCCACTGGCGGATCGTTCTCTCTGAAAATCTGGAGATCAAAATACGGGAACGCGAGCAGGTCGGTCAATTCAGTTTTCCGTTTCTCTTCGCTTCAGGCGAAGAAGCGTGGCGCATCAGGCGCCGAGTTCACCGAAGATTAGCCTGGAAGCCCCGTCCTTTCGGGCGAGGTCGTTGACGATGGAATCTTTGCCGTCTTGTCGGCCTCATCAGCCGCACCGACACTGTCCTGCGGCACGGCCGATTCGTCGGTCGGTCGTGGACCGAGCGCGCTTCCGCCCGTCCATGGCCCCTTATCTTTGAGGAACGGCTGATTGCCGTACTCAAGTGGCCCGAGGCCGCGCTTCTCGCGGATCTCGTTGACGGTGTAGATGCCGGACGCAATCGCTTCGGCATCGATCTTGATCTGCTCCATCTCGGCGCGCATGTCGGCGTCGGTCGAGTCAGCCAAGACGGTTGTCGGCCACTCGCAGCGCATCCGAGCGCGCGGGTTCGCTTCAACAACATCGTCGATCGCGAGAATGCCAGCCGCACACCCGGCGAGAATCACCCGCACGAGCAACAGAAGCCCGCGCTGCCCGTAGGCGATACGCTGACGCTTCACGAGCAACCGCAGCATCTGTTGCAGCACCTCAAGCGCTCGGCCTGACATTGCCGGCCCTTCGGTCGAGGCCGCGTCGGCCTTCATCGCGCCGGCGACCTCAAGGCCCCACTCACGCAGCGTCTTGACGTACGACAGCCCGGTTTCGAGACCGGAGCCCGTCATTTCAAGCAGGCGCGCTTTGCCCTCAATGACGTTCGAGGCCGAACGGATCGTCTCACCGTTGGGCCCGACGAGCTCACGGCTCTGATTCGAGTCGCCGAACATATCGATCGTCGAGTTCGCGATGCCGGCGGTCGCGGAGCCGATCTCGCCACGCTCACGAACGAGCAGCGGGTCGGCCGCGTACCGGATCCCGCGACCAATCTGGGAGAGGATGCGGGCCATCTCGACCTGGATGTCCGCGCAGTCTTCATACGCGCATCGCCCGTCATCGTCTTTGTTGCCAAAGAGCAGACTGCGGAGGTAGACCGCGTTGACGATGCCCCAATCGTGGGCAATCGCGGACCGCATCTCCCAGCGGATAATCGTCTCGTTGTAGTCGGCGCCACGAAGCTGCCCGAGGCTTTCGTAATCGACCGCCGCGAGCGGCTTGTAGTAGATCGTCGCTTGGGCCGTGTAGGCGACCTTTACCCAATACGGAGCATTCGGATCGACATCTTTCGGCATCGACTCGCCTACCGCAAGTAGATCGGCAGCGGTCGTCGGGTAGACGTACTCGAGCGTCTGAAGAATCTGAGATCCGGTCGTGGCCCATGTCGCCCGGACGAACTTGCCCTGAAGGCATGTGAACGTCGGCATCCCGTTCGCGTCAACGTCCACGATGATCGCGCCAGACCCGGACGCTGACTTCTCGTACGCCTCCATCATGACGGCGTCGAGCTGACAGTCGATCAGGATCGCGTCGACGTTTTTTTGGTCTTGTGCCGTCTCGGCGTCGCCACGCTCGGGCGAGTTCGTGGAGCCGCAAGCGATCCGGGCCATCTCGTCGTCGGCCCAGAGCGAGCCTGATGACTGATCGACCACGATGCGCGCGAGGTTGTATTTCACGGACGGGCGCCGTTTTGTCAGTGGGAGATATTCGCCGTTCGCTTCCTCGACCTCAAACGAGTAACCCAAATCGTCGAAGAACGAGTTATCGAGAAGTCGATCGAGCGCGTTTAGGCGCTTGTATCGGTTGGATGCGCCGGCGGGCGTACGAAGCGCGTTCGCGATCTCCGAATAGCCCAATTGATGACTGCTTTCTTAAACGCACACAAAAGTGCGCGTTTCGGTTCGCGGCTCAACTACACTGCTTTCCGTGCCGGTTGCCCAGTCGAAAGAGGCTGCGTATCCCCGCGCGTTACTTCGGCCGCGCGTCTTTTGACTTTGCGGCCGATAACGTTCGCTCGATGCTCAATTGACCACATCTCTATCGCGCAAAGAAGTCTCTCCCGTCACGCTTCGCACGCGCCTCGTACTCGCGCTGCGCACTTTCGGCGATCCGTTTCCGGAACCCGACCGCAAGATACGATGCCGCGTCGACCGCGTCGTGCCCGCTCGCGTGCGAGCCCTTGTCGAGCCCAGACCCGTTCGCGTTCCACTGCACATTTTCGACGCCTTGAAGCAAAGCCGGGCACTCGTCCATATCGATCGTCGCGCCGAACCCGTCACCCGACTTGAACTGCGCGTTGAAGTCCATGATCCGGTCCACGACCGGCCCGTTTCCGCTCGGCACCTGGAAGTCGAACTTGATTCCAGCACGCGTCAGCTCGTCAATGATGGTGGACCAGTTAGACGCAAGCCCGTCGATTTGCGATCGATTCCCACCCGAGGCGTCACCATACAGCACCACGCCGCCATGCCGTTTCGCGAAATCGCCGAACCGAGCGATGAACTCGCGCACGACATCGAGCGTGCCGGCTGATTGCTTCGGCGCGATCTCGCCGATGTACCGAAGAACGTGCTTCTGCCAGCCAGGCAGGGCTCGTGAATACCGGTGGCTAGGCGGACGGCTTAGTGTGATCTCGACGCCGTCGTAAATCGTTCGCTGCGACCATGCCTGGGCGATGACCGATCGCTGATAATCGATGTTGAAGTCGAGGCTCCACAGCAACGGCTTCGTTTCATCGAACCCGCGCGGGATTTCTTCTGGCGGATCGCAATGCACGTCGCGGTCAAACTCGCGGATCGCTCCACCACTCGCGGTCGCCCAGTGCCCGTCAATTTGCGAGGGCCACTGGCTCGGGGGTAGCGCTGACTC